GTCTCATTGGTCTCATTGGTCTCATTGGTCTCATTGGTCTCATTGGTCTCATTGGTCTCATTGGTCTCACTGTTCTCATTTTTTATATTAATAATTTTATCCATTTCTCCTTTAGTAATATTCATAAAATTTAATTAATATTTAAATCAATTTTATTTATTTTGGAATTATTTCTGAATCAATTTGAAATATCGGATTAATCAAAACATCTCGACAAAACATACAACCCTTATTTTTCACATCCCATCTTAAAAAACACTTCATATGCAATAAATTTTTACAATTATGACAAATATTCCAACCCTCTTTTTTAAAATCTTTATATAATTCCTCATGGCAAAACGCACATTCGTGCCCCATAATTTCCTCATATTTTTGTCGCAACATTTGTGAAAGATCATGGTTGTTCAGATTTAAACAAATGATTTCTTTAAAAATATCATACAGTTTCAAAATGTCATCTGCCACGTTTTTTTCTTTAAGTATTTTTAACACATGCTTACACAAATCACTTTTTTTAAAATTGGAATGACATTTTAAGTGGAATTTATCACATGGACAATAAATGCCATTTGGTGTTTTTACAATGTTAAAAACGTAATGACCTTCTTTAATTTTCTGAATAACAGTTGGTTTTTTTAAACGACGAAAACGCTTTTTTCCCATTGATAATATAAATTTGGAAAATTAACCAGTAAAAGTAAATATAAATTACAATATCTTTTTAAATTCAAATTATTTTAAAATAGGGTTTTTGAAGAGAACAACAAAAAAACGGTTTTACATTGGAATAATTATCTATTTAAGGATATAACAGAAAAAATATTAAATATGGAAGATGATTTATTAGTCACAAACGAATACATCTCCGATGCTACTACAGACATCAACACAAACATCAATCTAAATTCATTTGACAAATATAGAAAAGCTCATGAAAAATACCCAAATACTTATACAGATGGAGAAACTATTGGTGAATTGACAGATGAATTGACAGATGAATTGACAATGGACGATTTACGTCAACAAGAAAGCATTTTAGAAAATCCAAAACCCATTCTTGGACTTCAAAAACGTGAAATGCGCTTTAGACGATCTAAAATTACCATTGATAGTCGGAATCGTGAAAAAGTGGATCGTGTCATATCAGAATTAGTTGGTAATCTTAGTGATAAATCATGGATTTGCCAAAGTACCTATCAATCTTTAGATTTATTGATTTATAGACCAAATCACGGTTTTCAACCAAAAGATGAAGGTGTCACTCAAATTTATATTTCTGGATTGGATAAAACCAGTTCATATTTTGATATTGGAATAAATCGATCTATTTTAGAATATAATAAAACTCTTAATTCACCTATCTTTACTATTAAAAAAGTTGTTATAGATCTGGACAGCAATGGTAATAAAATTCAAAGTGCATCCACTGGCCTCTATTCCAGCAGTTTATTTAAAATTTCATTACCCGATATTGTAGACAAAGTATATATTAAAACTGCGACATTTGGAGGTAATTTAGCAAATATTTATAAAATTACAAATTTTATTCATGGATATAACCTGCCATCTCATTATAAAATAGATTTGGGTCGTACTTATAAAAATGTGTATATGGTAAAATTGATTAGTATTGAAATACCAATTACTTCTTATACCATTAATTCGGTTAAAAGAACTACAACATTTGATGGTTTGGATTTAGAAACAAAAATCAATGCCAAAATAAAATGGATAACTGAAAAAAATGTTCACCGGACATTTAATTTAAGTCTTTATTCTGATCGGGTATTTCTCAATAGTTTTAATTTACTTACATTTCAAAATAATTTTTCTTCTGACCCATCACAAAATCAAATAAATTATAATAATGATATTATGAATTATTATGTAACAGCCACAAATAGTCTTGGTGGTGCTGATAATAAATTAGTGAATAGTTATAATAAAATTTCAAAAGAAGATCGTTCTCATTTTGACTATTATGCTCCTTGGTGGCTTGATTTAACAGAATATGAGCTCACACATAGTGTCGCTCCAAGTACAAGTACAAAATATTGGCTTCCAAATTCGTATCATCGTATGGGGAGAAGTTTATTATTTGATATAGATCAAAATGTACAATCTGGAGATACAACCAGTGATATAAATACTCTATTAAATGTTGAGTTGAAAAAAAATAATCCATATTATTTTAATTATTATAACTTAATTCGAAATGCAACTTTAAATAGTGAGATTGATTTTGGTAACTCATCAACTTTTTATTTACGAGAAATTTTTCTCACAAGTGTTCATAAAACCAACAGCACAAACATACCTGATTACATGGGTTTTTGGATTTTTGATAATTCAAATAAAGTTGGCGAAAATGATACTATTTTGGCAAATGAATATATTGAAATTGAACAATTGCCATATGGAGAATATATTTTCCCCGTCGTTGCAGAACACACTGAAAAACTATATGCTCCTGCTTTAATGCCTGGATCTTTTGAACGTGATAATAATATTTCACTTCAATTAGAAACTCGACGACCTATTTATGAAGTAACCTTAAAAGATGGTAAATATACAAAAACTCAATTTATTGACATATTGGAAAAAACACTAAGTGACACTTTTACACTTGGTTTAAATGGATATGACAAATTTTTTCGTCGTGATTTAGATCGTGTAACCGAAAATTATAATAATGAAAATTTATTTCATACATCATTTCGTGTTAATATTGATCAAAATTTAAATCTAATTGATATTCGACAATACACAAAAATTAAAGAATACGAAAATAGTTATTCCTTTAATCCAAACTTTATTTATTATAATGAAGGAATTCCTTATATTAACCTGAAAATTTATGGTCATCAATTAAATACTGGTGATCGAATTTATCTTGAAAATATTTCATCTTTTGAAAACATATCTGCGAGTGAAATAAATAAAGAACACACTGTATATGTAATGCCTGCTTATCGAGCCTATGTTCGAATTATTTATCCATTGCCTAATAAAGTATATTTGGATACAGATGAATTTTTTGATGATGAAATTGGTGTTGATATAACGATAAATGATCAATTTTTAGCAGAAAAATTAAAACGTGATTTGAAAAAATTTTGTCTGCCAAATGATACTTTTCAATCAACTGATTATAATTATAATGGAGATGGTAATGCCAAAAATCAATTTGGACGAAGTAAACATTCTGAAAAAGAAAAGTATCCCGCTACTTATGATAGTGTTAAAACAAACAGGACATATGGTAATTACACTGATATTACATCTACTAGTCCATTATTAAAATATCCATTTGGTATTTTTTATGGAAATAATGATTTTTCGTATTTATCTGGTCGAGATAAATTAATCCAACCTTATCCAACATCGAAACTAAATTTGGATGAGGAATCTTTGATTATTAATGTTCCAAAAAATAAATTATTGGAGGAACTAAAATATGAATCCAATACATTACATTCCAATATGAATTATTTTGGTTCTAAATTAATTAATTCGGCCAATAATAAATTTATGTATCCTGAAAAATATAATCAATTCAATAAAAATGAAATTGATACACGTGGCATACAAATTAGTTTACAAGAAAACGAAACTTTTGTCAAACTTGATGAAATTAATTCCATTGATTATACCACATCTATTGGTCGAATTACGAAAATTTATAATAACTCTCGTCCAAATAAAAATGGCAATTATTCTTTTATTTTTGACCTCTTGTCTGATACCACTTTTGAAATTGGTGACGTCATTGTTGGTCTCGAATCTAATTGCATAGCTATTATTGTACCAGAATCATGGGATTATGATGGTATACCAGGTGATGAAATATTTAAAAAAGGGTTTGGAACATATTTAATGGAGCGTTATTTTAATTTTTCCCCATTTGATAAAATTCTTGCGGTTTCAGAAACAGAAATGTTGACTTTTACAAATAAATACAATAAATGGGAAATGGAAAAAATGATAAATTCACAAGATGGTATTTATATTCGAATTGGGACCAATCCAAGTAACACAAATTTAATTGGTATTAACACACCAAAAGCCGTCATTTATAAACCAATCAAATATAAATTTCTATTTGACGAAGATACATCGCCCATTGATAAATTAAATATTCCAATTAACCAAGAATTTTCTTATTCACAAACAAATTATGAAAATTATAACATTGCAAATATCAAAGAGTCTTATTTAATGGGTTTATATAATAATATTAGTTCGAATTATCTTATATTGGAAACATATGAACTAATTGAATTTGAAAAAAATGATGTTGTTTATATTAAAAACCATAAATTATTTAATCGAAATCGAGATAATTTAAAAAAAAAAGTTTTAAATATTCAACGTGTCGAACCATTCCGTAATTACATGGAACATATTTTAGAAATTTTTATAAATTTACCTGTTTCATATAAAACAATTGTTACAACCAATGATTTGCCTTTTGAAAATGTAAATCATATTTATGATTATACAAATAACGAATATTTATATCATTTAGGTGATAATCCAAATTTATTTAAAACTTTTGGCTACACTGATTCAGGAAGCAATACTGTTTTTGACCCATATGTGAAATTTGACTCCAGTGAAAATAATAAAAATTTTGGATTTCAAGATAGACTTATCAATTGGTTTTTCGAAAATAAATATAAATGGAATGCAAACAATATTGAAAAAGTATTAGAATTCGAAAATGAATATACCAACAATCTTTCCAAAAAATATATCATTATTAAACTAATCGTTTGTCCACTCGACTCCGCTGGGAAAAATTTTACACAAACCATGGCCGATAAAAATACTGTAACTGATACAAATACAGGCGATATCGACGGTGGAGATTATATTCGAGAAGCACCTTATAGTGACCCTTCTACTGCTAAAACAGTGAAACGAAATTCTGAAAATATTTGTCCATTTTTGCCAGGTATGGGTGTTTATTTTTGGGAAAGTGAAACAATTGGTGAACCAAAAATAGTGCCTCGATTAATTGGTTATGTTTTGGATACATCGTTGGAATCTGTAAAATCTTATATTGAAGATTACAAAGTACCATCTTACAATACCAATCAAAGTGTATTTGGTATTGAAATTACAAATGTTGGTATTCTATACCAAAACCCACCTACTGTTACAATTGCTGCATCTTCCAGTGGTGGTCAAGCAACAGCCGTTTCAGTTCTTACAAGTTTGGGTTCAATTAATGAAATTATTGTGACAGGAGGTGGATTTGGATATGACCCTGATAATCCACCTACAGTTACTATTGACGCGCCTGTTGATACAAATGGAACACAAGCTACAGCCATAGCACATGTAGGTCAATTTGGCCCCACATACGCTATGTATGTTTTGGTAAATGAAGATTCTGTATTGTTTCAATCAGATACATATGATAATCAAGCATCCTTGAATCAAACACATATTGCCAAAATTGCTCGTGGAGTCGATATTTATTATAATTTTAACCACATTATAATTGGGACCATGACAGCTGGAAACACTCTGGATTCAACGCGCTCCTCGTCAATTGATAATTATTATAATGGATGGAATATTAAAATCCTTAGTGGCGAAGGTGAAGGTTTAGTTGGTGTAATTGATACATATAGTTCGTCTACTTTTGTAATTACAACAAAAGCACCAACAACTATTACTTCTTCGACGACTGATTCCACTTCTCAATATATGATTTATGTAGAATCTAGTGATGTAAATGATAATGGAAGTGTGATTTATGATTCAAGTACTTTTGGTAATTACAGTTGGCAAAATCGACGTGCTGGAGCAACTATATACCAAGGATCTTTATATGATTATGATGCTAGTTTATATCATCTAGTGAGTGGACATTTAGAATATTTTTATGGAAAATATTTACAAAATAAATGTATCGTCCATTATACACAAAACTTTACCAACGAAGAAATCGAGTTTTTTACTAATCATCAAATCGTTATTGAAAATAAAGAGTTATATAAAACGGGACATTATGATGGTAATAATTACAATATGACAGAATTAGCTGATTCTCAATTTATAGGATTTGAAAATCGAAAAACCGAATTTAATCTTGATGTAGTGTCGTTTCATTCATTTGATATTAGTGATAAAGTATATATTTTTGACCATATTAAATCAGTTAATAAATATAACACATTTAATTTAAGTAACCCAGAAAATGTTTCTGAATTACAAACAAGTACTTCAACATTCAGCACTAACAATAATAATTCATATGTTAAAGGAAATATTGGTATTGAAAATATTTGTTGTGATGTCATTACTAATTTATGGAATGGTGTATATGATGATCATTTAATTGTCAATAATACAAAACCAGGCAAGTGTGTAATGATAGATTATGATTTTACGGAACAAGTGGAAAAAGGATTTTTAAATAAAGGGTTTATGCGTGTAGAAGGATATCGCGTTCCAATTTGTGGAAATAATAATATATATCATAACTATGAATTAGATGCTGATATACGTCATGAATGTCAAGCATCTGTTCGTAATGGAACGACGCGGGGAAGTACTAACATCCAATTAAAAAATTCAAAAGATAAAACAAATTCATTTAGTGTGCTATTTGGTGTAAATGATGTTATTGCCATTAATATTAAAATACGAAGTAAAACAGATGTATTTAAATCAATTAATCAATTGATTTCATTGCGCTCCGTGTTGGAAACACAAGAACTTAATGTCATTACCGCCATTACTCACTACTCCTCATATACCAGTATCACTTTACAACAACCATTATTAAATGATCATATTGATGGTGAAAATGTTGTTGCGCGATATAAATATGTGGAAACTTATGCGGATATTTCATCAAGTGATGTTCAAACAGTTCAAATTAAGAGGGAATTAAATGGTGTTGATATTGTGAATGAAGAATATTTGGAAGTAGGAGACGCGATTTGTATTGATTGGGCAAATCAACGTTATGTCGATTTTGACGAAAATGGTGTCAAAGGAGATAATATTATACCACCATATGACTTATTAACTTCAACTGATGCTGGATCTAAATTGATGTGGACGCAGCAATTCAATCGTGTTACTGCTATTACAGATGATACCAATAATGATTATATTGAAATTACATTGGAAAAAAAACCATTTACATATTATCCCGCAAATACACCAATTATTATATTTAAAAAAGGTAATCCAAAATTAAGTGCGCCAAATTCATCTGATTCTGATTATGTGTCGGAATATTACACTGACACTGTTTATAAAAAATCCCTGAAATATTCGAATCTTGCAACACAACCATTCACAGTTAATGGCAAATGGTATACCAAAATTTTTTATAAAGGTCATCCATCTATTACACCAACATTCACTGATGATGGTAGTAAAGTCTATTTTGGCAATAATAAACAAAATGAATTCGAACAAGGAACAAAACTATTTAACACATTAACATCCAAAGATATTTATATTTATGGTATGAAAGGAGTTGATTTACCACAAATGCCCATACCCTCTTCACAAACCAACTCCATTTTAGATGCACATTTGACTGCTGCTACTGCTCTTGATTCAACTAGTGTTTATAATTCAATTTCAGTTGTTACACCAGTAATTGATGGTAAATATCGTATTAAACCACCAATTAAAGAAGATTTCAGAAACTATGTTGAACGAAATCAATATATTATTGATATTCCAGGAACATTTAAATATAATTATGATTATTTGAAAGATTATGAATATGTATCTGGTAGTTCAGATGCAATTAATGATTTAACCACAAATTATGAAAATTTTAGTCCTGAATTAGTTTGGGATGATGCCGTAAAAACAGGTATTACTACACCAATCACTGTAACTGATGTTCCATATGATTCCGCAAATAATATTCATTATCATTATGTTGTTATTGAAGGAATATATATGGGTTATGGTGGATATATAACAGAACAACATGATGAGGATGATAATATTGTAAATTCAGTGGATGGATATAAAATATTGGAAGTGTCAAATATATCTGGAAATAAATATAAATTAATGATAAATTTGGAAGAACGAGAATTAAATTTTAATTTTACTAAACATATCAGTAATAAACGTTTGTACACAAACTCGACAAATCGCGTAGATACACTTCCACCTGGCATTATTGATCGAAACACACAATTCGAATTGGCACGTGATGATTTTTTTAAAGGAAGTATTGTTGTTGGACATGGTGGAACCATTTGTAAAAAACGTTTAAATGCACCTGTCAATTTAGAAGGAGATAGTTACATTTATTTGTGTATTCCATCTTTTAAACATTTAGACAGTACAGCCAATCCAACCATTAACAATGCATTTGCCAAAATTTTGTTACCAGGAGAAACTAATAAAACTGCTTATAATTCATATGTTGGAGGAACTAAAATATTTGACACAGGTGAAATAGACTCTTTATCTGAAATTGAAGTCGCATTTTTAACACATGGTCGTAATTTATTTGATTTTAATGGATTAGATCATTCTTTTACCATTGAAATTTATGAAATTATTGATCGTAATTAATTAACAGAATTCGAAAAACCCAAATATATGTAATTTTTGAATTCGAAATCTTTTAATAATATAAAATCTTTTAATAATATAAAATATTTTAAATTAAATTTAGTATTTTTATTTTGATAATTTTTTCTATTTAAGGATATAATAGAACAAATTATTAAATATGGAAGATGATTTACTTGTTACAAACGAATATGTATCTGATCGATTTTCAGGACAAGGTGTAAATCAAGACGCTTTTGAAAAATTTTTAAATGCTCGCGAAGAACATTCTGGTGTTTACACTGGAGGAGCGCCAATTGATGAATTGACAATAAATAATAATGATATAGATAATGATAATATTCCAAAAACCAGCAGTTTTTTAAAAAAACCTAAACCTATTTTGGGATTGGAAAAAAGAAAAATGCGATTTCGACGAACAAAAATTACTGTAGATAGTCGTGATCGTGAAAAAGTAGATCGTGTTATTTCTGAGTTAGTTGGTAATCTCAGTGATAAGTCATGGATTTGTCAAAGTACTTATCAATCTCTTGAATTATTAATTTATCGACCAAATCATGGTTTTCAACCAAAAGATGAAGGTGAAGCTCAAATTTATATTAGCGGATTAGATACAACAAGTTTATATTCCGATATTGGAATAAATCGATCTATTTTGGAATACGATAAATCACTTAATTCACCCATTTTCACAATATTAAAAGTTGTTATAGACACTGACAGCCAAGGAAATAAAATACAAAGTGCATCCACTGGCCTCTATTCCAGTAGCTATTTTAAAATATCATTACCTAGTATTGTTGATAAAGAATATGTGAAAACAGCTACCTTTGGTGGTAACACCGCAAATATTTATAAAATTACAAATTATATAAATGGATATGTGATGCCATCACATTATAAAATAAATTTGGGAAAAACATATTCAAATGTTTATATGGTTAAATTACTTAGTATTGAAATACCAGTTACATCTTATACTATTAATTCTGTTAAAAGAACCACTACGTTTGATGGATTGGATTTAGAAACAAAAACAAATGCTAAAATAAAATGGATAACAGAAGAAAATTTTTATAAAACATTTAATTTAACTTTATATTCGGATCGTGTTTTTTTAAATAGTATGAACCGAATTACATATTATAATGAATATGAATATACTGACGCAACACAAGATCAAGTTAATTACAATGTCGATATGCGAATTTATTATGATTCTGTGACAAAATTACGAAAAAGTTACAATAAAATATCAAACGATGTTCGATCCCACTTGGATTTTTATACTCCTTATTGGTTTGATGCAACTGGTCACGGTCTTAATAATAATGATTTACCTTCTACTAAATATTGGTTTACAAATGGTTATCATCGTGTTGGGCGAAGTTTACTGTATGATATTCATCAAAGTATTGATTCTGGAAGTAATGATGATGAAATGAATGATTTATTAAATATAAATTTAAAAAAGAATAATCCATATTATTACAATTATTATAATTCTATTGTAAATGCTCGACTTACTGGTGAAATCGATTTTAATGATAGTTTCAGTCAAACAGATACTTCTTTACATAAACGGAATTTGGCTCAAAGTAGTAGTGCCACAGCAACTGATTACAGTGTAATGATTCCAGATTTTTTAGGATTTTGGATTTTTGATAATTCCAATAAAAATGGTGAAAATAATACTATTTTGGCAAATGAATTTATTGAAATTGAACAGTTACCAAATGGGGAATATATTTTCCCAGTTATACCAACTTTATCTGAAAAAATTATAGGACCTATTTTAATGCCTGGTAAAATTGAACGTGATAATAATATTTCACTTCAATTAGAAACTCGACGACCTATTTATGAAGTAACTCTCAAAGATGGAAAATATACTAAAAATCAATTTGTCGATATATTGAGTAAAACTCTCAGTGACACCTTTACACTTGGCTTAACTGGTTATGACAAATTTTTTCGCAAAGATATTGATCGAATTACTTCTAATTATGATAATGCAAATTTATTTCATACATCATTTCGCGCCAAAATTGATAAAAACCTCAATCTAATCGATATTCGACAATACACCAAAATTAAAGAATACGAAAATAGTTATTCCTTTAATCCTAATTTTATTTATTATAACGAAGGAATTCCTTATATTAACCTGAAAATTTATGGTCACCAATTTAATACTGGTGATCGAATTTATCTTGAAGGTGTACCAAATTTTGAAAATGTTCCCTCTAGTGAAATGAATAAAGAACATACTGTCCATGTTATGACATCTTATCGAGCTTATGTACGTATTATTTATCCATTACCAGATAAAGTTTATTTAGACACAGATGAATATTTTGAAGATGAAATTGGTACAGAAATCACTGTTA